CAGGAATAAAACATCGGCAGATTGTACAAATTTTAAATCTTTAAGTGATGATTCAGGATAAGGGCTTGATATTGTATAACGTAAGTTTCCATCACTTGTTAATGATATATAACCTTCTTCTTGATTATCAGGATCAATAGGTGGAAAATCTGATCTAACATATAATGTATTAAAATTAGGGCCTGCAGGACTTTCTATAATACTAGGGTTAGCTATTCTTGCTGTAGCGGGTGTTTCATCCCAGTTATCAGCTATTTGAACCAGGTTGCCATTAATTAAAACTTCTTCTGTTCCACTTAACTCTGGATCACTACCATCTGCTAGGGTACAATAATACCAAGGAGAAGAAGGAAGAGGGCTAGATGCTCTTGTGCTTTGAGTCCATTTATAGCGACTAGTATTTAAATTAACATTTGGTCTTCTTAATACATTATCATTTTTTATAACAAAGATTTGTCTATCACAAAAAACTAATACAAATGTTTCATTTACATTAAACTCAAAAGGTATTAACTTAATTTCTCCGCCGGGCATATCTGTCATTACAGTTTGTAGTGCAGGACGTTTAGTTGCACCGCCATAAGGAAGAGGAATAAAGTTTTCCATTTTTAAACAACTTTTGTTGTATAATTTATCTACATCTTCACGAGCATATAGATATGGAGATACTTCACCACCATTTAAATTATTGATTGTTTTCTTTGCCATTAACTAAACGTCCCATATGAAGATTGCGAAAAAGGAGGCCATGATTGTGACAACGTGCTAGGTGATACTACAGTTGCCTCAAGCCACTCGCTATCAACAGATGGAAGGTTTTGTTGTTCAAATCCATTTACACGCCTAGCTTCTGGCATCACTACATTATTAAATTCTTCTAACAAACTGATTTCTAACTCACGAGAGCCTGTTAATGGAGTTGCTAACTTTGATGCTAATAGTGTGTAAAATGCTTTTGCAAATAATGCATCCATTTGTTTTTCTGTAGGTAATCCTTCGTACGTTAAAAATGCTTTGCTATAATTTGATAATATAGCATCACCTTGACGAACCCAATCAGTTTTATATCTAGAAAAACCATTAGTATTACGTTCTGGTATAACATCAAATGATCTTACCGCATCAGGTGGAATAAAATGTTGGCATGACCAATTAAAGGTAGGTGCTATTTTTTCTAATATAAAATCACCCACTAGCTCATTGGTATACGTTCCAGATGGGTCTATTGAATCAGTTGTTTTAGTGGTTGTAAAACTAGAGCTTCCGTCATGGTACTGTAACTGCCACTTATCAGTATCTGCAAAAATTTCACTACCTGCGGTTCTGCTTAATGTAGCACCTGTATTATCATCTGATACTGCAAATGAAAATCCCCCATTAAAATCATATTTAGGATAATTTGTATATGTACTGTTTATAGGCTGACTAGTAGCTTCTGTAGCTATAGTTAATAAGGTACTTACTGCTCCTAACGACTTAGGTGAAGTTAATTTTAATCTATATGGAGCTAACTCATTGCGTTTTTTACAACAGTTCCAACTATGCATACGAACTAGCTCGTTTAATGTTACATCATAATGTAATCTAACTTGATCAGCGGCTTTAGTTTCATCGGTATCAAAATCGTTTAATTGAAGTCTGTCACTTCCAATTTTTGATAAAGCCAGGTTACTTAATTTTGTTTTTGTTAAAGCCATAATATAAAAAAGATTGGGGAGGATAACCTCCCCGTAGTGTTACTTAGTATTACTCGTTTCCAACAATAAGGATAACGCCTCGGACAGTAGCTGAGTCACTTAATGTGATAGAAAGATCGTCTCCACCTACTTCGATGAATCCGTCTTTTCCGCCACCTAAATGATGAGGAAGAATCATACGATCAGAAGTTTTTCCTGCAACGTATTTATCTGGGTCAGCTGTTGTTCCTAACTGAGTGATGTTACCTGCACTTGCTGTTAAATCAGCAAATACAATTCTGCTTCCTTGAGGAAGAACGTCAGCAACCTGAACATTACCAGTAGTAGCGTCAGTTATACTTACAGTAATAGCTTGCACATTACCTCGGTAAACGAACTTGTTGACAATCTTACCTGCTAGGATGTCTGTAATTTCTTTTGAATTAGCCATAATATATTCTCCTTAGGTAGTTACACCTTCTTTACATGGAATAACAATAACTTTTTCTTCTTCCATACGGACAGCACCAAACTCTGCCTTCATGTAAGCGTAGTAGTTGAACGATTTATCAGCCCGCTCACTAATCTTAGTAGTCATGTCGGGGTTGATTTCCAACAATGCTGCATCTGGCATAAACGCATAAGCCGCACGAGTTGAAACACTATTTGTGTTGCTCCATGTGCCAGTTGTTGTGTTAATGTCGCTGTCAGCGATGTTTAGGTCAGCTTCAGTATATGCAGTATGCTTGTCCTCATCCATATAAGGAAGGATATTGCTAATGCAGAACTTCGCACCCATGTAGTCATAAACAGTTCCTACAGACTGATCAACAGGACGTTGAGAAGTGTAGTCAAAGTTAATGAAGTTATCATCATCCATCATGTCTTTCCATTGTTTCCAAGAAATCTTGAAAATAGGAGCCTGCGTGTCGATGTCTACGTTGTTGCTACCAAATTTTTCTAGAGTAGCAAGGAACTTCTTATAAGTGAAGCCTTCAGCAGTAGTAGCTGTAGTTA